AGGACGATAAGTGTTGCGATAAATAAGGGTTTCATGGTGCTTCCAATATGGGTTTGGGTTCTTGTGGGTTAATTGATCCGATCCTGACTCCCCTGTACCAGAGCCTTGCTCTTGGTTTCCAGAATTTTCTTTCCCGTAAGAGATCATAAAAGAACCTGTCTGAATGGTATCTTGGTCTGTCTATACCATCCAGATAGCCATTCCTGTGCAATTGACAAAGAGCGTCATGGACAAGGGTTGGAAGGCGGGCTTTTTTATATCCGGGGAAGTATCTGAAATCAAGGGTGGGGCCGGAGCCAAAATCCCATGCATAGCCTGAAAGGATGACCAACAGGCCATCTTGGCTAAGATTGATAAATTCGGTTTGAATATCTTGTGGAGGATGTAACTGTCTTGGCAGCTGTATTGTATAGGTTTCAGCAACCTGCCCCTCATAGCCATCCCTGTAATACAAGGTCATAGCATTCTCCTGAAGATAGGGGGATGTTACTCCCCCTACAGGTTACTTCTTTGAAGCTTTCTTTTTAGTAACCTTTTTCTTGGTTACTTTTTTAGGAGAAGCTTTCTTTGGATTACGACTGCTGTTTAGCCTGCCCATATGTCACCTATGAAACGGTAGCACTGAATGGGGTGGCTTCTGTACCAGAGCCATTGCCAAGCATATTAACCATCCAAACGTTTGCGGCAACATCCTCAAGAACGATCTGAGTACCTAATACACCACCTGTGGTAGTGCCATTAAGGGTAATGGTGTCGCTGTCAGCAGCGGTCTGGAACATGGTTGAAGTCGTACCATCAACAATTGCTGAACCTGCCATAGTGTCACTGGCATTAGCAACCTTGACGGTGGCATCACTGGTGTAAGTCGTACCGACAAACAAGGTGAATTTTGCGCCTGATCCTGTAGCCGCTGGTAGCGTTAATGCCTGACCGGCAGCAAGATTTAAAGTTACAACCTTACCTGAATGATCCCACTCAGTGAGAGAGAGCGTTGAGGCAGTTACGTTAGTTGGGCTGATTGCCAACCCTGAAAAATGTGTAGCACCCATAATTATATTCCTCCCGTGTCCGGGGTCAAAGTACAAAGCCTGTGCAAAGCAATGACTATATGGTTAAAAGAGAGGGGCAGTCGTTGGGCTACCCCTCTCGGGAAGACCTCGTTATAGGCTACCTTCAATAACGGGAAGGGGGGCCAGTATATTAAAGGCCACCTATAACAAGGCAAGATTTGCGCTTATGCGCCCGGGCTTCCGTAGATGCCCAGTGGATCGGATACGCCGAAACTGTAACGCTCACGTGCTTTATAACGCACGTTGCCAGTATCAAAGTCACCGTCCATTGACGTTTCCAGAGAGGTTCTTTCAAAGTGCTTCATGCCGTTAGGCACATCAGTCATCAAGAACCATGCATCTGCATCGGTCAGGTAATGGTTAATGGAATACCCTTCAGGGATAGACCCGTTATTACGCAGGGCATTCAGATCGTTATCGGCTGTGCCAACACGACCTTCAGTTTCCAGCAAACGAGTAGCTACGAACTGCAGGGCAGGTGGAATGATCAGCTTCCGTGGACGGGCAGCAATCAGCAATCCACGCTCATCAGTCCATGCTGCGATATTAATCACTGCATCTTCCAAAGAGGTTTCATTCAGATCAGCTGCAACCGTTGGACGGTTAGCATTCGTTCCACCACCTACTGTTGGGTGATCAGTATCAAGCAGATACTCACCATCACCAGCCAGATATGAAGTAAAGCCGGTGTTCAGCGGGAAAGCCGCCTTAACCTGCTTCGTATATGCCACACCACGCGCAAGTGCCTTGGTATAACGCGCTGAGAGAGAATCATAAAGATTATCTTCCATTGCTTCTTCAGTAATACTGAAGCCCATTGCAATCGTTTCATGGGTGTAACGTGCGGTAAAGCTCTCCTGAGCGGTATCATACTGGATGCCTTGACCTTCAGCCTTGACAGGTGCAGCACCGAAACCGGACAGTTTCACTTCTTCCTCAAAAGAACGTTCAGATGATTCAGTTTCATAAATCATTTCATGCTCTTCGGGATACTTTTCATACTCCAAACCGAACAATGCGTTCAAGCCGGGGAGTAATTCTTTTAGCTGTTGCGCTCTTGAAATAGCCATGTTTTACTCCTTAGCTCAAAGCCAGCCCAGTGCCGGGTGTAGCGGCATAGAGTGACATATTAAGATGATATCCATTGAACCTGCAGATGCAGTCCGTGTAATCATCGCCAACCGCACTATCTGGCCCGTCTACAAAACCGACAATCCTAATAGGCAGCGTTGCTGTTGCGGCATCAGTAGCAGCATTAAGTGCATTACGACTTTTACCAAAAATGGTGTCGCCTGCTGTTACAACAATTGCAATATTAGCTTGCAATGATGCTTGTGTGATCGCGCCATTGCCCTGCATCCTGAAATGGACATATGGATCATCCATGACATGAGCTACAGCATCAGTAGCGGCATTTGAGGCAGGCCAATAATTACTATTGGTGTACTGCCCAGTAGTTGGGTCGGTATAAGAACAACCAGTAAAGATACCGATCAGACCAGCTTGAAGCGTGGTTGTACCAGTATCCTTCGCAATTGTTCCGTCTACCAACAGGTAAACAAAGTCACCATTTGAGATTTGCGTACCATAAGTGGTAGCAATCGGGTAAGGGTTGACTTTTCCAGAGAAAGAACCATTAGCACTCATATGCCCAATGGGTTCCGCTCCGTAGGGAGTAGCTGTAGAAGCCATATTTATCTCTCCAAAAGGAAAAAGTTTTAGTTAAGGCTGCTACCCCTAAAGGAAGTCAGCCTTTGCGAAATTGTGTGCGCGACTTGCTTTCATTGTGCTTCGGCATACTCGCGTGTTGATCATTCATAAAGCCATGATCCACGGAATCCAGTTGCTGTTTAGCCTGATCTGAATAGTATTTATTCCTGCCTTCAGCAGTTTCCGTTGGAATCTTACATAACAGCAAGCCTCCAATTTCAACACTTTCAGGCCATCTTGAATCCATATCAGAATCTACAAACTTCAATTCTGGATACTCCTTTGCTACCACAGGTTCCCAGCCTTCCCTGAAACGCCTTGATACATTTCTCGTATCAGACTTATCTAATGTGGATGTCCGTATATAACGGAATTGCCAACCATCAACGGGATTTGGCATGGGCAGCTGTGAAGCAGGTTGCCATGAATCGGACTTTCTTTCTTCTTGCTTGCGTGATTCTTGCTCACGGGGTTTGCGCGGTAAATCAGCCATCATTATTCTCCTTTAAGAACTTGTGCTGCATAGTCTTCTAAAGTAATTCCAAGTTTTTTCGCGAGTTTAACTTGGCTGGGCTTTAGTTTTACGGTGCGTGGTTTCCCGCCATTATTACGGCTACCCGGAGCGACCACGGTTGCGGGTCGTGCTGTGTTGGTCTGCCCTTGACCATCACTAGCCTTGAAATATTCTGGAAATCTCAGCCTCATTGTAGAATCAATTTGTCTGTAATATTCATCAGTATCAGGCTGTATACCATCGTCTCTGACAAGTTTTTCATGCGTTGCATAAGCAATCGCAGTCATGTCTCTGTGTTCAGCCTTGCCGAACCAAGGGTTCTTGGTTGTCCAATCTGCCGCTTCCGGCGTTGGTTTTGGGACAACTGGCTGCTGTCGCTGCGGCTGTGGTTGCGGTTGTGCATTCACGTATCTCCGCTGCTGCTCTTGCTGTGCTGCCCAGTTCTGAACACGCTGCTGATAATCACGATCATAACGATCAGCTTCAAGTAGCTCTGCCTGAGCAAGATTTAATGCTTCCTGAGCGGCAATGATCTTTTCAGCATTGCCCTCTTCATAGACTGTACGGTATTCCGATCTTGCCGACTTAACTGCAAGTTCAGCACGGCTTTTGATCTGTTCAACAAGAGAGGCTTCTCCCGTTGCGATCAGCTGTGCTTGCTGTTGATTCTGTTGATTGACCTGACGAGCATAGTTAATTGCTTCATCACGTAATTGTTCAGATTTTTCACGTTGACGCTTTTCTTCATTAGCCTGCCATGTCAGTTTATTAATACGCTTTTGAACTTTCTCGCTATATCCTTCCAGTTCATCATCAGTATCTGGCTCTGACTTGACTGCAGGCTTTTCTTCCTCTTCAGGTTTCTTAGCCTGTGGCGCAGCCTCTTGTACAGTTTGAGATTCTTCTTCAATCTCAATCTGTGGTTTATCTTCGTCTTTATCGTCCTTGGGCTGTTTGCTTGGACGCATATCATTAATACTTGTCTTCACACCAAAGAACTTCTCTTCATTGGTATGGGGTGCTTCAGTTTCAGTTGTCTGAGTATTCATACTTTAATAATCCCTTGTGGGTCTGCAACAACAGCATCTACGCTGTCATCGTTTATAAGTCTAAATTCTTTACCGTGGATTTTAAAGCGTGTACCGGAGTACGGCTTCATCATGATCCAATCGCCTTTCTTACACCAAGGGCCAGAAGGAAATTTTTCCTCTGGATAAGCATCTGGCCCCACTTCTATAACAAAACCACAAACGGATGATACTTCCTCACGTTGCATAGTTTCAGTGGCCTTGATCAATCCACCTTCAGTCGTTTCATCAACTTCTGGTAATGCAATCAATAACTTATAACCGGATGGCCTTGGCATCTGGCTTGCCATCTTAACCTTGTCTTTCTCTTTCAAACGCTCTTTTTGTGCTTCAATAGTCTGATCCATAGAATGGGGATCATCTAATATTGAGTTCTTCAATACCATTACATCTTGCTCCCTTACTTGCACCGCTTATACGGCGTATTTAACTTTCTGTTAAAGCAACATCGTAGTCCAATAACAGACGTTCTGCTAATACAAGACCTTCAAGAATGCCTGTCCTGTACTTGTAATCTTCATAGTTCCGACAACAGCCAGTAGCTATGTCATCAGCTAAATTATTCATTTCAGTGCGATATTTCTTGCGTACTGCTTCCAGTTTTGGATCATTAGCAATATCAGCCATCTTGTTTCTTCCCTATCCCCTGCATTAGCTTAAGTGCCATATTCAAACCCATCTCGTAACCCTTGATCTGTTCATTTGAAAGCCTGTCAGCTTCATCACCTTCTGCTTTCATGGCATCACCCTTCAGCTTGGCAACGATTTTCGCACCCTCAATCTGTCCTGTCTGCTGCATCCTGTCACGCTCAAGCATGAGTTTGTCCTGAGCTTCTTTCAATTCACCCTGAACCTTAGCCATGCCACGTTCATTCTCACCCTTGATCTTCTCGCCCTTCTGCCTCAGTTCTTCCTGCTGCATCTGGATGATCGGGTCTTCCTGCTTCTTGGCATTCTCTTCAGCCTGCTTCTGCTGTTCTGCCTTGCCGGTCAGCTGTGCTGCTGCCGGGGCAATCAGCCTTGAAAGCCTCAGTTCAATATCTTCAGGTAATGGTTCATCCGGTGGTGGCAAGTGTGTGCCAAGTTCTTCTTCAATCTTCCTGCGGTATAAGAACCCCAAATGTTCTGCAAGATGGGCTGCAGCCGCTGCCATCACTGCTTCTTTCTGTGGGTTCTTATCCATCAATTCCATGATGTTCGGATTCTGTGCTGCTGCCATATGCGCCTGAATGTGCGCTTCATGGTCTTGGTAGATGAATGCCTTGATTGGCTTGCCGGTGATCATATCCTGAAACTCAGTAATAGGATCAGATGGCTTCAGGTCTTCTTCAATTGGTACAAGCTTCTCTGCCTGTTCAGCACCCAAGGCTTCAATCATTGATCTATGCAGAAGTGCCTGATCATATAGCTGTGGAGCCATTTGCGATAACTGCAATATGGCCTGCCACATCATAATCCGCTGTGCCATTGTTCCAGCATTCGGATCAGACACCGGAATGATGTCTACACGATCATCAAAGTCCTCTTTAACCGTGTGTTCACCCTCAACTTCGTAGGGATACTGCTCAGGGCCATAAACTTCTATGATTTCAGCAAGAATCTTGACTTCCTTGCCCATTGCAGCGTGAAGTCTGGCCTGAATTGCGCTCAGAACCTTCATTTCCCGCTCTAAAACGGCAAGTGTCGTACCTACGGGGGCTTCTGCGTTCATTTCTGCTGCTTTTACATCAGCAGCAGAGGCAAATCTACGTCCTTCGTTAACCAAATCCTGTAATAGGCTATAAAGTACGCCAGATGGCTCTTTATAAGGCAGAAATGCGATATTATCCTTGATTGAACCGCCCGGAACATCAACATCACGGAACTCACCGGGAAGAATTGGGCTGTCATCGCCCTTAATACGCAATCCTCTGGATTTCAGGCCACCCGGGAGGTTAGCAAGTGTGCCAGAATCAATTAATTGTCGTAATAATGAGGTTGCTGACTTGGATAAGCCACCAATCATATGGACTAACCCGAATCCATAGAAGCCCAATCCCGGTAAATACTGATAATGGACGAAATGTTCACGTTTTAGCTTCTGCTCATCGTTCTCTAACCAGTTTCTACGGATACTCAGGATTTCTCTTGAGTCCTTTTCAATGGTGATCACGTAAGGCAGAGCAATTCCAGTGTCCTTGCCATCCTGCCGGTCTTCAAATCCGAGCAGATCATACTCAACCTGCATCTCAAGCAGGGTATAACGACTGTCATGTTCAGCCTTCGGACTATCTCCGGTCAGTTTGTCGGTCTTTTTCTGTATATCGGAGAAATCCGGGCTGGGTTCCTTGAGGTCAATGTCACGATAGAAGCCAGAAACCTGTGATTTGCGTACTTCATTCTCAGTACGCTTCATAATATGCGTTGCGCGTGGGCAAGTACTTAGATCAGATGCCCCATAGCTGACTACAAAATCTTCAGCTGGTACAAACATGGAGCATGAACGCCCCAAATTCGGATCAAAATAAATCTTTCTGAAGGCAGAACCTGCAATTGGCAGACTGAAGAGTAATTTTTCAGTTT